GATATCGAGCGTGGTATCTAAGGCAGGCAGATAACGCCTTGTGTAGAGAGTGTCGCAAGGATGGAAGATTGACGCCTGCTACAGTGGTTGATCATATAGTTCCACATAAAGGCAATAGAGAGTTATTCTGGGATCAAGATAATCATCAGCCACTATGTAAGCGATGCCATGACAAGAAGACATCAAGAGAAGATGGTGGATTCGGACACAAGCACGGCTAATAAATCTCTTATAAGTGGGATAGGGGGTTAAATCTCTACAGCTTATAGCGTTTAGACCGTTGGCGTCCTCGTTTGAGAATTTTCGCGAAATTGGGAATTTTGGGGGCGATGAAAAATTTATGACGCTGATAATGGCGTAAATGGTTATGGGTAAAGGGCGTAAGCCGATTCCGACGGCGATTAAAATCTTGGCGGGGAACCCTGGGAAGCGGCCATTAAATGGACAGGAGCCAGATTTTAAAAAAAGTGCTGAGTGTCCTGGGTGGCTCGATGAGTATGGGCGGGAAGAATGGTTTTTAGTGGCTGCGGAACTGTCGCGGCTGGGGATGTTAACTCAGGTCGATCGGTCGGCGCTGGCCGCCTACTGTGCAGCCTGCTCGCTGCTTCGCAAAGCTCAAAAAGAAATCGACAGGCACGGGATCACGACGACCGAAATTCAGTTCGATAAAGAAGGGAACGAAATCGGGTCGATCATCCGCAAGAATCCGGCGGTCAATATCATCAAGGATGCGATGGCGACGATTAAATCCTTTGTCTCGGAGTTCGGGTTTACGCCGTCGAGCCGGACGAAGGTAAAGGCGCCGAAGGTTGAAGGGGATGATCTGGACGACTTTTTAAATGGGAACAGGAATGGCAGTCTATCAGAATCGGCTTAACGAGGCCAAAGAGCAAGGCTGGGACTGCTGGATAAAAACCGATCTTGATATGCGGGCCGTGGTTGACCACGGTTGCTCTTTTAAAATTGAAAAAGCGTTAAAGGTCCGAGAGTTTTTTACCAAGTTTCTTCGGCACTCAAAGGGCCAGTTCAACGGCCAGCCGTTTACGCTGCTGGATTGGCAGTGGAACGATCTGGTTGCTCCGCTCTATGGCTGGGTGCGTCCAGATGGGACGCGGCGCTATCGCAAGGCGTATGTAGAGATCCCGAAGAAAAATGGGAAGTCGACGCTGTGCGCCGGGATTGAGTTGTACGGCCTGGTCGGTGATGGTGAGCCGGGGGCTGAGGTTTACACGGCGGCGGCCGATCGCGAGCAGGCATCGATTGTCTACTCTGAGGCGGCCAATATGGTCGAGGCCTCGCCGTCTTTGTCCAGTCGGCTGATGGTGATTCGTAGTCTCAAGCGGATCGCCTACCCTAAGATGAAGGCCTTTATGCGGGCGCTGTCGGCGGATGTTAAGACCAAGGAAGGCATCAACGCCAGTTTGCTAGTGTTCGATGAGCTTCACGCCCAGCCGAACCGCGATTTGTGGGACGCCCTGGAGCATGCCGGGGCCGCGAGGCGCCAACCGCTGCTGCTATCGATTACGACGGCCGGCACGGACAAGGAATCAATCTGCTACGAAGAGCATCAGAAGGCTGAGGCGGTAATCAAGTGTGAGTCAACCGACTGGACTTATCTTGGTGTGATCTACGCGGCGAACGCCGATAAAGACGATTGGCGGCTGCCAGAGACGCACAAAAAGGCCAATCCGAGTTATGGGATCACGATTGAGCCTGATAAATTCAACGAGGCCTGTGCGGCAGCCATCGAGCAGCCACGCAAAGAAAACAATTTTAAGCGCTACCGGCTGAATATCTGGACCGAACAGGAAACACGGTGGTTGCAGGTCGAGCGATGGGATGAACTCAAGCGGGAGATCAACTGGGACGATTTTAAGGGCTTGCCGTGCTGGGCCGGACTGGACCTGTCGAGTACGAACGACCTGACCTGTTTTGGCCAGTTATTTAGAACCGAAGAGGGTTTCTTTTACAGGCCGCACTTTTTTTGTCCGGAAGAAAATGCCCGGCGCCGGCAGCACGAGGACAAGGTTCCATATCTGGATTGGATTCGCGACGGCTGGATCACCGCCACGCCTGGGGATTGGGTGGATTATGACCGGGTGCGAGTGATGATATCTGGGGCCAAAAACGCTTTTTTTGATAATCCAGGCAAGCTTGCCGAATGGCAGGGGCGGCACGGATCAACAGAAGGGTTGATTGATCAATTCCCGATTCAGGCGGTGGCCATTGACCGCTGGGCGGCCACGCAGATCGTCCAGCAGTTGCAAGGCGACGGGCTGAACGTGATGCTGTTCGGTCAGGGCTTTGCTTCGATGTCCGGGCCGTCGAAAGAATGGGAAAAAATGATTCTCGCCGGCCGGTTGTTCCATGATGGCAACCCGGTCCTGCGATGGATGATCGGCAATACGGCTGTGGTGGAAGATGCGGCGGAGAATATTAAACCTGTAAAACTTTCACCGAAAAAGCGGATTGACGGGGTTATTGCCGGGATCATGGCCAAGGGTGTTGAGATGGCCAATCCGGATGACGGCGGAAGCGTGTATGATGATCGGCCTTACTTTATTACCAGCTAGAGGATAATGCCCGAATGGGCTTGATTAAATCGTTTATTGACACCTTTAGACAAAAGGCTCAGGCGTCACAGCCTGACCCTGCCGATAATTTCTGGTATGCGCCTGTGGATTTTGCGCCGTCGGCGACTGGCGATATTGTCACGCCGGATACCGCGTTAAAAGTCGCTGCGGTCAAGGCGTGTGTGACTGTGCTTTCGGAAGACCTGGCCAAATTGCCGCTGATTTTGTATCGTCGGCGATCGGACGGCGGCAAGGATCGGGCGACGGATCACTCCCTTTATACTAAGCTTCATGATCGGCCTAATCGATGGCAGACGCGGTTTGAGTTTGTCCAGTGTATGCAGATTAATCGGCTGCTTCGCGGGAACGCGTATGCGGAAATCCTGTATAAAAATGGGCGGATTGATCAGCTTATTCCGCGAAATCCTGACTATGTAAAGGTCGAGCAACTCGAAGATTATTCACTGCGATACCAGTACTTCAGTAAGGGCCAGTGGCGGACGATCTTGCAAGACAATATGCTGCATATTCGGTACTTTTCCATCGATGGGATTACCGGGATCGGGCCGATTAAACTGCACCGCGATACGATCGGGTTGGGGATTGCCGGCGAGAAATTCGCCGCTAACGCCTACGGATCAGGTGGATTAAAGCGGACGGCAATAAAAAAGCCGGATTACTTCAAGAATGTCGATACCGGCAAGCTGTTGGCGCAGTCTTGGCGAGAAGCATACGGCGGAGTCAATAACGGTAAGGTTGTGTTTCTCGAGGGTGGTGCCGAGCCGGTAGTGATCGGCATGACGCTGGAAGACGCCCAGTACATCGAGGGCAATCAGTTTAATATCGAGCAGATTTGCCGGATGTTCCGCGTGCCGCCGCACAAGATTCAACATTTATTGCGGGCAACAAATAACAATATCGAGCATCAGGGGATGGAGTATGTCGGCGATTCGTTATTGCCGCACTGTGTTCAATGGGAAGGTGCGATCAGCCGCGACCTGCTTTATGAAGATGAGCAGTCGACCTTCTTTGCCGAATTCCTGACCGATGCCCTGCTTCGCGGCGATACGGCCACGCGGTACGAAGGCTACAGTAAGGCGATCAATACCGGATGGATGAACCGCAATGAGGTCCGCATTCGCGAGAATATGGACCCGGTTGATGGGCTGGACGATTACTTGATGCCGGTCAACATGGCGATTGTCGGCAAGCAGAATCCGCAGCCGACGCCGGAAGAGCAGGCTGACAAGGAAGACAAGCAGTTTAAGCGGGAAGTTGTCAAGAGCTATTTGGCAGACGGAACAACCGTTGATGTAATGGCCAATCTGACGAACCTGCGGACTTTGATGAAGGATGTCGACCTTCCGATTCAGGAAGGATATGAAGAGCCATGGCTGCCGGTTCAGGCGGATAACCTTCCGCTGGTATCAGGTGAAGCCAAGAAAGATTCGGCTGGGGATATTGTGGGTGGGGATATTGAAAGGGAAGGCAATGCCGAAAACGATCAAAGCGGATCTGACGATTCAAGAAACTCCGAAGTCATTCGTAGCGAGAATGGGGAAGACTTACGTGGGCAGAATGTCGAAGGCGAAGCTGCTGAACGAGGCCAAAAGGGAGTTGAGCCAAAAGAAGCCAAAGCCAACAACCTAAACCTTGACGCACTGATCGATGACGCCGCCGGGCGGATCGCTCGGGCGGAGATTCGGGAAGTCGAAAAGCATATTACCTTGGAAGGTGATAAGTGGAATGCCTGGGTTCAAAAGTTTTATCCAAAGCACTTTAATTATATCCGGAGTGTTTGCGCGACGATCGGGATTGAGCTTGGTAGCAATACAACCATTGGTCGGAGTGCCACACTGATGGACTCTATGAATCAAACGGATGATCGAGCTAGCTGTTTTAATGAAATAAAAACCGATTGGCCTACTCATCTGGCCAATATCTTAAAGGCAAAAATCAATGACTCCAAGAACCTGTGATAAACTCCTCGCTGCCTTCGCCGGAACCGTCTGGCTGATTCGTCCCGAAAAAGGACGGCAGATTTTAGAGTTTCTGCAAATCCGCAATTCCGGCGTTGTCTTTTCGGCTGAGGCTGTTGCGGCCAGAACCGAAGAACGAACAAAGAGAGACATCTTTTATCAGGTGGTTGGCTCGACTGCTGTAATACCGGTTCATGGCATCATCAGCCAGCGGGTGGATATGTTCACTCATGTCTCGGCGGACGGGTCCAGCACGCAGCGGATCAGTCAGGATTTTGACGCTGCGATGGCCGACAAAGACGTCAAGGCGATTGTGTTGGACATCGATTCGCCGGGCGGCTCGTCATTCGGCGTTCAGGAGTTATCTGACAAGATTTACAACGCCCGCGGAAAAAAACCAATCATTAGCGTGGTTAATTCCGAGATGGCCAGTGCGGCCTATTGGATCGGGTCGGCTGCGGACAAGATCGTCGCGACTCCATCAAGCTGGGCCGGGAGTGTCGGGGTGTACATGCTTCATAGCGATTACTCGCGGTCTGAGGCCAATGACGGCGTGGTCAACACGTTTATCAAGGCAGGAAAGTACAAGACGGAAGGCAATCCATTAGAACCGCTGTCGAGTGACGCTCGCGACGATCTGCAACAAAAAGTCAATTTGATCTACGCTGACTTTCTGGCCAGTCTGACCCGCAATCGCGGCAAGATCGCGGCTCGGAATAACTTTGGGGATGGTCGAATGTTTTTGGCTAAGGAAGCCCTTGAGGCAAGATTGATCGATGAGATCGGGACGCTAGAAGGGGTGGTTAGTCAAATGCAGACGTCGAGCGGCCGGCGGCGATCGATGGAAGCGATGAACCGGGAGATCGAAATCCTTACGCTCTAATCGAGTGATTTAAAATTGAAAAACTGTTCAAGGCCAAACGGTGTGCGGCAGCTACTGTGAGGCCTTTTTTATTACCAAACCAAATTACTTTAAAATCTAGGAGTATCCACAATGGATAAGCTCGAAAAAATGCGCGCCGACCTGCGGCAATGTGTAGCCGATATGAAGGCGACAAATGAAAAGACCGAATTTACCGCCGAAGATCAGACCCAGTTCGATACCCTCAAGGCGAAAGCGGAAGGCTTGAAAAAGCAGATCGCCAACGCCGAAGAGTATCAAAAGTGGCAGGCGGAAGCCCCGGCGGTTACGACCGCGGAAGCTGCCGTGTCGACCGATATCAAGGTCGGCAAGGAACGGTTCGAAGATGACCCAAAGAAAGGGTTTAAATCGCACCGCGACTTTCTGAGTATGGTGCTCGGGTGTGCGCGGCTGGCCCATGCCAAAGACGCCAGTGATCCGCGAATGAAATATCTGGCGGTCGAGGGACGGCCCGGATTCAACGCGACGGCCGGTTCCGATGAACACTCCACATTCTCCGATAGTTACGGCGGGTTCCTGGTTCCGGAAGCCTTCTCGCCTGGCATGATGGCGACTGGCGTTCCGGATGATCCGGTGGGACCGCGAACGACCAAAGTTCCGATGCAGTATCCGATACTCAATATCGGTTCCCGCGTTGACAAAGACCACCGGACCAGTGTATCGGGCGGCCTGATGGTTTATCGACGGGCCGAGGCCGACACGGTTAGTCCGAGCCGGATGCAGACCGAAGCCATCAAAATGGAGGCGACTGCCCTCTTTGGTCTGAGCTATGCGACCGAGGAACTGCTCGAGCGATCGCCGATTTCGTTTGTGGCGTTGCTTGATCAAGGCTTCAGGACTCAGTTTACCTATCGGCTCTTAAAGGAGCGAATCAATGGTACGGGCGCCGGGCAGTTCATGGGCATATACAATTCGCCGTCTCTGATTACAATCGCCAAAGAACAGGGACAAGCGGCCAAGACGGTGTGCACGGAAAACGTGCTGAAAATGGCCGCTCGCACCTGGGGATACGGAAATGCGGTATGGATGGCCAATCAGACCCTCCGTACTCAGCTTCCGCTACTGCATATTGCGATTGGGACGGCGGGAGTTCCGCTGTACGTCCCGTCGCAACAAGACGGCTTCCCTGACATGCTGTGGGGCCGACCGATCATCTATCATGAAGTCATGCCGACTTTGGGAACGGCTGGCGATCTGGCGTGCGTCAATTGGGCGGAATACTTAGAAGGCACGCTTTCGCCGCTTCGCAGTGCCGAATCGGTTCACGTTCGGTTCCTTAACCATGAGCGCACATTCAAGTTCTGGGTCGAAAACGCCGGTATGCCCTGGTGGCGAGAAACACTCAAGCCGGAAAATGGCGACGAGCTGAGTCCGTTCGTCCGCCTCGGCGCTCGATAATTAACCAATCAACCAATCAATCTTTTCAGGAGTATAAAATATGGCTTCCCCTCAAGCAGTTAATAAGCTGGCGTGCAACCTCAAAGTTTTGCAATTCGCCATCACCGCCGATCATACGACCGCGGTCGATGTCGGCTGGATCGATTTTTCGCAGTATTCCCGAGTGCTGGTCATCGCGACCGCCTCGGCGCTGACCG